TGTTACAATCTTGTTCTATATTCTGAACCAATTTTGGCATAGTTAAAAAGAAGTTTTCTATCATCTCAAACTGATTTTTTGAGAAAGAATTTACGAATTCTAATAGCTCTTCTTTAGTATACTCTTCATATACAGTATCTTCGGTGTATACTGCCTTTATACATTTACTTAATAATTCGACTATTCTATCAGATTTAAAATTTTGGTAGATATCAATCATTTCATCAAATTTAGGATATCTCATTTCAATAATAATTTTATCAGTTAAATTAATTTTTGAATTATGTTCTGGGGATTTTTCGACTTGGGCTTTTGTTAAATTTAAATCAAAAGATATTTGATTATCACAATTATTACAATTTAATAAAAGATTAGTAATCTCTCCTATCGATTTTGCTCTTATATTTAAAAAGATATATTCGATATCAAAATTTGCAAGTGTGTCTATTTTTAATTTGTTGAATGTACAGGCATCAACTAATTCGGTAACCACTCGATTTATTTCTTCATTTTCTGAATCTAAAGTTGTTAATAGTATTTTATATTCTTTTACAAGAAAGGGTCTAAATTTTATTTTATCTCCGGTAGAAGGTAAAATTAATTCATATGTGGGTGTTTGTAATTTTGGTAAAGACATAATATTCCTTATTTGTTATTGTAGGCTTGCTTCAATCTCTTGGTATCTTGCAGATCTGTGCAAATCACTTATATAGTATAATTTTCTATAAGCAAATGTCACACTCATTTTATGGGCAGTACTTTGTGAGCTTTGATCCAATTCCATCATTCCTATATTTCTAGGAAAAGCATTTTCGAGTATAATCACATATGGCTTTGACTCACCGCTGCTATCTTTCGTACTCACTTCATTAAAAATTTGATTAATCTGTATTTTTGTAGTATATTCATCTTTGCCGTAATCATAATTTGCTTGAAATTGGATTGGGTCTATTATTTTTTGCATCCATACATCAAAAAAAGATTTTATATTTAATTTACCATCCATTAAAAAAGTAAAAGTAATACCCTCTCCGCCGTAATCTATATTAACTGGTCTTTTATACGTAGGTCCCGTTATTCTTAAATCTCTGACACCTATATTTTGTCCCGGAATAGATGCAGTTTGACAATATAAATTAATTAATTCTGGCAATTTGATATCTATACTAGGTTTTTGTCCATATAACATACAGGCCGGTGTTTGAATTTGAACAGAAAATTTATTAGGTCGTGCAACCCCAGTTTTTCGTATTTCGGAAATAAAGTTTTCTAAAGCTGATGGCATTGTTGTTACCTATATTTTCTTTGAGGTGTCCCGCCAAACTTTTGCTTTGGACGGATCGTTTCCTGAATCAGATTTGAATCTTTCAACAGGCAGCATGGATGCAGTAATCCAATCTGTATAATTTATTTTTAAAAATCTTGATCTTAAATGTGCGGTCAAGTAATGTTTAACACAGGCAGTTGCTGCTAAATACTTAGATGAACTATTTAATATTTGCCAGGATATTTGTATTCTTGTATTTTCAGTTATTCTTTTATCCAATGTCAATTTGTTTAATTCGCCTAATAAATTAAATCTTGCAAGGTATGGCAAATAATGAAGGTTAATACCTAGAAACCCATCTTTTACAATTTGAAAAGGTAATACTAAGGGAACCGCGTCATAATAGGGCAAAGTCTTTTTAAGTTTTGGATCGTACATAAACAAGTACATTTCACCTGGGCGTATTCTTGAAGTTAATTTTTCATTTCTTAGTATTTGAGTACCGGATAAGTTAGATCCAAGATTTTTAACTTGTTCTCTATACCAATTGTATGACTTTTCGGTGTCACCTGCTTTCATACTAACAGTTTGGAATATATTATCTGCCATTAATTAGTCCTAAATCCTTTTCGGTTAATACCATAAATTTCATATTTCTGTCCTGACAAAATTCGAATGCTGCTTTCCATTTAGCTTCATTTACACCATATTGAAATACTTCATCTATGAATGCTTTTGTTTTCCTTGCAGGGATAGTTGGGGGTTTAGTGAATCTTTCAGGTTTTATTTCTATTAGGTATTTCTGTAATCCACCAGTTTTATCCAATACTTTGATGTAGAAATCCACAAAATATCTGTGCACTTTTTTATCCAATGGAGAAATATATGGCACAATTACCGTTTCAGATCCCCATTCTTGAACAGAAGAATTTGAATCGCACCATTTCATAAAACGCAATTCCCATAAGGAACGATATACAATATTGTTCACATCCCCTCTATATTTCGAAGGATTCTTGGTTCTAAACTTACCCTTATAGGTTTTGGTATATAGCATTTAATATAAATAATAGTGTTCCAACAATATTTATAAAGAAATATATGACAATATTACGCGGCGATGCGATAGAAGAATACATAACAAATAATTTTAAAAATCAATCTCTACAAGAGTATAATGTCAAAACTTTGGAGTATCCGGATGGTTTGCGCACAAAACCGGATTTACAAAATTATGTTGCTTTTTTTATTAATACTAGAGATAAAGGTACCGGAGGGAAAAACGAACAAAACGTAAACTATTATGTTAGCAAAGCCGAGCAAGATAAAATAAATGCATTGAATAATAGTGGATCCCGACTGACTCAAAATAATATACAAGAAGGGGGACAAAACTTATTAGAAAATGCAGGTAAAATTGCTGGGCTAGTAACGCTTGGTGCATCAATAGGAAGCGGCTCTAGAATTAAAGATTGGAAAAGCACTCTACTAAAAACTGCAGGGGCAGGATTTTTAGCTACGGGTATATCTGAAATAGTACAAGAATTAAATTTTTCCATATTTAAATCGGGCAGTACATCAAGACTTAAGGATGTAATCACACTACATGTATCAGAAAAACCGGTGGTACAGTACGGGGTAAACTATACCAATAAAGATATAGGCGCTATAGCAGGTATGCTAATACAAGGATCCAATAAATCATTGTTCGAAAATATGAAAGACGACCAATTCCGGGCAAGAGCTTTTGCAGAAGTAGCCAAAATTCCTCAGTTAAAATCTGGGGGAGGAGTTATTTCTGATCTATTAGAATTAAGTTCTAGAACAAAAACGAATCCATTTAGAGAAGTGTTATTTGAATCTGTTAATTATAGAACATTTCAATTTAATTATAGATTTTTACCGAAAACCCCTCAAGAAACTGACAAGGTAAAAAATATTATAGCCACATTTAAAAAACATATGCATCCAGAACTTTCCTCAACTAAATTTTTTTACATATATCCTTCTGAATTTGATATAAAGTATTACTATAAAGATAAAGAAAATAATTATTTACATAAATTTGCCAGATGCGCCTTAACAGATCTAGTTGTTGATTATGGCGGGGACCAATTTGTAACATTTCCTGATGGTGCTCCTATTGAAATCGGAATGTCTCTTAAGTTTCAAGAATTAGAACAGATGACATCTGAAGGAATACAAGCAAATGGCTACTAATTTTTTTGAGAACTTTCCGAGAATTGCTTATACCTTAGATGATAATCAGTCCGAACAGGTAATACAGGATATATTTAAGAGAGCAATTTTATCTAAAGAATTTCAGGATAACAATTCCTATTTTGAAACTTATGAGGTGTTGGGTGGGGAAACCCCCGAACAATTATCTTTTAGATTTTATGGCACACCTAATTTGCATTGGTTAATATTACTGACGAATAATATTATAGATCCTAGATTTGAATGGCCTCTTAGTCAGGATAATTTAATAAAACAAACACAAAGTAAGTATGGCACCGAAAGAGATATTTTTACTACTAATAGAGCGGTAAATGCAAAAGGATATCAGGTCGAAACATTCTTTGTTTTATTGGAAGACTCTACACACAAAAATCCAAAAAGATTAATCATAGAAACTCCCGATGAAGGTGGTATTAATACACCCATTGCATATAAAGAATCGGAAATAGGAACAGATTTTCAAAGTAATTATGAGGTAGAGGAATTAACTAATGAGAGTTATAGATTAATTAAAATCTTAAAGGCACCTATTGTTGAGAGAGTTCTTGCAGATTATAATGCATTAATAAATCAATAATGTCTCAAGAAATATTACAAGCCCCCGGGCAAATAGAAATAAATGAAATCAAGTTAATTTCATTAAATAAAGGTATAAGTATAAGTCTTTTAGATTATCTTGTAGAAATTAATCTTTATGAAAGCGTATTCGATCCCATTGTTACAGGATCAATAATTTTGTCTGATAGCAGGAATTTAACTTCACTTTTTCCATTAGTAGGAGATGAATATCTTTTTATAAATGTAAAGACCCCTAGCTTAACTGACAAATATAGTATATATAAAACTTTTAGAATATATTCTTTGGAGAATAAAAATTATGTGAACGATGGTAGTACAATAATTTATGAATTAGGTATCATGTCCACAGAGGGATTCAATGATGTGTTAAATCCCATATACAAATCTTTCGAAGGAACTCCGTCAAAAGTAATAAACGATATTTTTATAGATTACATACAAGCTAATAGAAATATAATTACAGGATCTGACATAAAGACCACTTTAACATTTTTAGAATATCCAAAAAATATATTAAAATTTATTAGTCCCGGATGGACACCCATCCAATGTATTAATTGGTTGGCGGGAAAATGCTTACCATCTGCAGGAAAAGCTGCAAACTTTTTATTCTGGGAAACTACTAAAGGATTTTATTTTGGTAGTATGGATAGTATATTATCCAATTTAGAGGCATTCTCAATAGGTGAGTATGTTTATTCTGAGGCATATATAAAAACTTTATCGGTGGATGAAAAATATAAAGCTATGTATGCAATAAAATCTTTATCTGTGGAAACCACAGTAAATCAATTGGACAACAGCAGACTAGGATATCTTGCAAGTTCTTTAGTAGATATCGATGTTTATAATAAAACATATGAGATAAAAGAATATGAGCATCCTGTAGAATTTGACAAATACGCACATCTAAATAGTAAAGATTCTTATCCAATGTTTGATAAGAATGTATTAAGAAATCCGTACTCATACCAAAAAACTAATTATAGTACTCCTAAATTGTTTACTAAGGTAGAAAATAATTTTGATCAAATACCAAAGATTACATTTGGCAATAGAAGATCAAATTTGCTGGAGTTAAATAATTTTAAAATGGAAATTGTAATCCCCGGAAGAACGGATGTAGAGGTAGGAAACATTATAAAAATAATTTTTCCAAAGGGAGAACCGGGTGCACCTACATCCCAAGATAAAACATCCTCAAAACGAGATGAGGCATATACAGGGTATTACCTAATAACAAATTTATCCCATAAAATAAATCCAAAAACACATTATATTACTATGAATGTGGTTAAGGATTCTTTTTCAAAGACAGAATATAACAAGGCTAGAAAATGATATTTGGTAATAATGAGCTTGTCTGGTGGACTGGGGTTGTTGAGGATAGAGACGATCCAGAAAAACTAGGAAGATGCCGAGTAAGAGTATTCGGTCATCATACTGCGGATACTACAGCATTGCCTACCTCAGATTTACCATGGGCCCTACCTATGCAGTCTATAACATCTGCAGCAACGTCAGGAGTAGGTTCTGCACCTGTAGGTATAGTACCAGGAACTTGGGTTGTGGGTTGGTTTATGGATGGATCGGAAATGCAACGCCCGTTAATTATAGGAACACTTGCGGGCAAACCCTCTCCGTCTGTAGCATCATTGGCTAGACAAGCACAGGATAAATCTATAAACAATGTTGTTAAAAGTTCCGGCGGTGAAGCTTTAGTTAATCAGGATAATACCTATGTAGTAAAAACTGACAAAAATTCTCAACCTAATTTAGGTCCGTTGACACAAACAGATTTAAATACATTTCTTAAAACATTTTCTGAAAAAGTATCAGGTGGAAATTATGCTAAGGAAAGTTCTGCAGGAGATTTAGGTAAGTATCAGTTAAGTGTCAATGCTTTAATTGATTTGGGATATGTTAAAAGATGTCCGGAAGATATAGTTTCAGCTACATGGACTGCTGATTCTAATAATTGGACAGGTAAGGATGGCATAACAAGTAAAACAAAATTTTTAGAAGATACCGCAATACAGGAATCTGCAGTTGTTGCGGCATCCAAAATTAATTATAATACTCTGTTACGAATGGGAAAAATTTCAGATAAAGATGATCCAAAAGATGTTGCTGGATTATTAGCCACATCATTGGCAATGGGTGTAACTAATGCAGACAAATTAAATAAAAAAGATATTAATGGAAAATTAGCTAAGGATTATTTTGTTGCCGTTAATACTGCTCTAGGCGGAAATGCAAGAGATTTTGAGTACAAACTAGACGCCGCAGGTAATTTTTTACCAAGTACAAATAATACAAATATAAACAATGCTGCTTTAAATAATTCTGCTTTAAATAATATAAAAGGATTTCAAGATCCTAATAAAAAATATCCAAGCTCAGATTATACGGGGGTTAGTGATATCAATAAATTAGCAGTTGGAGATATAACGCACAAAAGCTTTAATATAAAAAAGAATAAGAAAGTAGATAATATACAATTAGCTAATAGTAAACAGACATGGAATGAACCAGATACTGCATATGGTGCAGGATATCCTTATAATCAAGTTACAGAAACTGAAGCAGGGCATTTAATAGAATTAGATAGTACACCGGGTGCAGAAAGAATTCATGTATTTCATAAGTCTGGTACATACATTGAAATAGATGTAAATGGTACAATGGTAAGGAAAACAGTAGGTGATAATTACGAAGTAATAGATCGTAATAATCTTGTATATGTAAAGGGTGCGCAATGTTTAACTGTTGAGGGCAAAACTAGTATATTAGTTAAAGATGATGCTAAAATACAAGTTGAAGGAGATTTGGCCGTAACAAGTCACGGCAACACGTTGGTGCAAAGCGCGGGGCAAACAAGTATTATATCTGAAAATTTAAGGGTAACCGCAGCAAAGAGTTTTAGTCTAGTATCCGAAGGCCCTATTAGTATGCAGGGTAAGGGTATTAATTTTTACTCCAAAGACGGAGATATTGTTCAAAAAGCCTCAGGAGATTTCTTAATGGAATCTGGCAGAACATCCACTATGAGTATAAACGGGGGACTAGAAACATTAATAGAAGGTGCGACAATAAAACAACAATCAGGAGCAGTAAGTATTGGACAGGTAGATCGTCCAATAGATAAACTACCTGAGAAAAAATCACCAGATAAAACACCGATTCCTTTATTACAAAGAGAGGTAGTATCTAAGGCAACATTCTATCATGACGCCGGAGATGAGGGAACAGATGCCTATAAATTAAACTTAGAACAACTAGGATTAATTAACACTAGTATTACTCCAAAAGTAGTTGAGGGCGAAGCAATACTTTCTGCAGCTACACCAATAATAAAAGTAAATGATGAAGACATTAATAAATTTACATTCTTCCCAAGATCATTTATATTGTCCAATAAAGATAACAGAGTATTTACGTTAGATGATATGTTAAAAGATGGAGGTTTAGTTGCTCAACGAGGATTGACAGAAAAACAAATAGTATATAACTTAAAACAATTGACAGTAAATTGTTTAGATCCTATTAAGGCAAAGTTCCCTGATATGAAAATTAATAGCGTGTTTAGGCCCGTAACAACTACAGTTACTGGAAGCAATGCTGAGACAAGCGACCATGGATTGGGTGCGGCCGCAGATATAAAATTTACAAATACTAGATTTAAAGATTACAGTGACATAGCCCAGTGGATCGTACAAAACATTCCTCATAGACAAATTATTCTAGAATATGCATTTGAGTCTGGAAATAATAAATTAAGATCGGCTTGGATACACATTGCGTTCTTGACTGCCAACGGAACAATAGTTAAAACATCCAAACCTCCAGTACAGACATTTGCTAATCACGCACCT